GAATAGGGTAGTTGTTGGCAATATCGCTTGGTATGGGTATGCCTTTATTGATTGCAGTTACTCTGGCCGGGAAGGGTTTGAAATTACCCTTGCTATCCCTCTTACAAAGGATCGAGCCGTCTTCCAGATAGTAGATGACCCCGTAATGGTTGCCCTTCAACTCCCTGACCATCTCCATATAGTCACAATGGTTGCTATCAAGATAAACCATTGCAGATGGGGTGGGTCGGTTGGTGACATATTTCTGTGTCTTGGCCGTTGTCAGGACGTTAGGATCATCGGTAGTGACCTCATAAGAGGTTATTCCCCGCAAAGGGAACATGGTGAGTGCGGTGTCTACCGCTGCTTTCCAGGTTGCATAACTGTAAGCAGCCGTAAGCGAACCCAGGGAGAAGGATTTAGTCGTCAAAATAATATGACGCACCTCTTTCATCGGACACTTTGTGTCCACGCTCCCACTTGGTAAATAAGCTGTACAACTCATGTTTAACAGGTATTAATTATTTTTATGTTTAGATTTTCAATTTCAATCGCATCAATGAAATCAGCAAAGTACCATGTCGCCGTTCCTTCTTCGCCTTTGAGCGTCCCCCATTTCAGCCGATCCGTCCGCGTGTAATCTGTATCATAACCGGAAACCTCATTCGAGCTTTCCAATTTAGTGAAGAACAAATCTTCCAACGGGTAAAGTATAGGGGTGAAGGTATTGGCGTACCTTTCCGCAGCGACAAACTTCTGCTCCGTGTCAGTCAGGATAAGGATTTTTATAGTAACCTCCCGGCGGTGTTCCTTCCTGAAAGTCTTTTCAGGGAAATCCTGAAGCAAGATAACAGCCGGGAACATCTCCCGTTTGATGCTTTGGTTGGTCGTGCCTTGTATGAAGGTCTGACGAATTTCGGCCAGGTGACCATAATAATAATTGACCGCTGTTTTATTAGCCACAGGCGAAGTGTTCAAAGATGTGTTCATCTTCGTTACTACATCTGCGATTATGTCAACAACCGGCCTCATATCCCAAAAGCATTATAAGGTTTGTATTCGTTCCAAATCCATTCAGGGTAATCTACCTGGTTTTTCAGCATAAAGTTAAACAGTGACGGGGCATATAAATCCTGCCCTGAGTGCCCGGCCAATTCTCTCAACCGATACCCTGCTCGTTGAATAAGCCCCGCCACGCTCACATTTGCACCCCCCTCGACTGAAGGCGAAACCGCCCCCGTATTTTGAAAGGTAACTGCATTGTTCTTTAAATACTGAATATAGATGTAATAAGCCAACAGGGAAACTTTATCCGTGTTTTTCAACCCGTTCCATTTTATGGTATAGATACCCTCGGTGTATTCTTTTCCCTCTACTATGTCTTTGATCCTTTGCGGTGACGTGCTTACGTTGTAAGCATCGATCAGTTTCCAAAGATCATAACCAAGTAGCTGGATAAGTATATCCTTTTCGTACCTGTCCCGATGCTCCGTGATGGTGTTGTAAGTCCCTTCAGGGAGATTAATGTCATGGGTGAAATATCCGGTATCCGTGAGTGCCATTACCCTTTTGGTATTTTTCTGCTCACTACCTGCCTACCTTTTGGCTTCACCTTTTCAGGCTTCACCGTTTGGGCTTCGCCGGTTTCCACTCCCCACTCTTTGGCGATGAAATGCGCCGCGATATTGTCTTCCAACTCGATCACTTCGCCCACCGTGTAAGTAGAAAATGAAATATTTAATTTTACTGATTTCATGGATTTAGATTTACGGAACCCCGTTCCAAATTTTCAACGCCTGGTACATGATATTGGTTGTGCCCGTCCCGGTTCCCGTGTACAGTACTTTGAACTGGCGGTATGCCACCTCGGTAGCATTGGCAAACAGTATGGTCGTATCAGCACCGGCGGAAGCATGTACGCCCGTCCAATTTATTGCCGATCCGATTGCCGTCCATCCCTGCTGATCTGAAATCCTGCCGTAAACAGCTACCGCAACGTTTGTATGGTTGCCTGAAAGTGAATCCAGTTGAACAATAAAATTCTGAGCTGTATACTGAGCGGGCTGCATATTGAAATATATAGCCTTCGCCGTGGTATTGGTGAGCGTTACGTCAGTCGTATATTCCTTATACGTCTGACTGGCATCACCTGCCGAGATGGTTGTGATAGTGGTCTGTGCGTTGGAAATCGCAAAAGCGAACATCAAAGCTAAAATAAAGATTAATCTTTTCATGGTCCGGTCCTCCTTATGAACTTACTTTTGTGATTGCGTCAATGTCGCTGGTGATGTCAGTTGACTTCAGGAAGGCGTCAACTTCAGCATTTCTGATTACCAGCGATGCTTCCATGTTTGCCAGGATGGTCAGGATTCTCTTTGAGAAGTCCCCCGTCAGGTCGTAACCGATCTCAATTTCAACGTTACCCGTAGAATAGAGGCGGGCTTTTGTAGCATCACCAACGACGAGCGTATTTGCCGTTACGGAGTTTGCTTCGATAACCTGCACGTTGCCGATATACATCGGAGCGCCGTTGCCCATCACATACTGCGGGAAAAGGAAATTACCATCAGCATCTTTGGCTAACCTCAACCGGAGTGCATCGTACGGGTTTACCCATACTTTGTTGACCTGGTATTTGGTAGCCTTCATGATTTGGGCTGCCATACACGAAACCAGGTCATAAAGACCCGCTCCGATAGGAGTAAATCCGCCAGCGGTGATATACGTGGCCGGTGCGAAAGCGGTTGCACGGGTGTAAATACCCCCAATCTGCGGAGCTGTGCCCGTCCCGGTATAACAATAGCCGTCAAGAGCTACCTGGCAGTCATCGTTTAACAGGGTTTTGATCTCATTTTCCATTACGGAAATATGTTTCAAAGCTTCCTTATGCACGGGAACCATTGCCGAAATATTATCGACTGTTTCCGAGTAGCCCGTCCAGGCATATACCTGTTCGGCTGCTGCGGAGCCGTCCGATCTGGCCGCTGCATTGTTCGTGCGGGTCGTCATGTCAGTCCAGTAAACAACGCCGTGATCGTCAGCCGTCAGCGCAAAAGGTGCTAATGATGGAGCGATGGCGTTCATCTGGGATTGCACGGGTGCAAATCCTGGGATGAACATCCCGACTGAATCACTTGTGATTGAGGTCAAACTGACAGCGGTTTTAAAAGTGAACTTACCGCCGCTTTCCCGTACATTTTTGATGATATCGGGATAAACCTTGATAAGGGTATCTTTGATGGTCTCAGGCTTTTCCTTGCCTTTGGCATCCATTTCGTTGATCTTTAGACCGTGTTTGGTGATTGCCTCAACGATCTGTTTTATTGTCAGCCCTTCGACCTCCAATTTCTCCAGGTTTTCTTTCAGGGTTTCGGTGGTGATCGCTCCCTTTGTGGCGTTGATTATTTCCGCTGCCACGTGGTTTTTAATCTCATCCCTAATCCCGTCTAACCCGGTTTTCAATTCTTCTGAAAATTCCATGTTAGTTAAATTTAAAGTTTTTAAATACTGTTTTTATTTCTTTTGAAATCTCTTGAGTGGTTTTACCCGGCTCTGGAGTGGGTTCCCCCGGCTCCAATTTCATATTATTATCCAATGTAGGTGTTACCCAATTTGAGCCACGCTTTACCGCTGACCCTTCGATTACCTTCGCCTCGGTAACGGCAAAGAAATATCCCTGCTGTTCTACCTGTTCTTTGTTGGCAATGGTATCGATGTACTTTTTCCAGACGGCATAAGGCTCCGGTTCCGATTTCAAGTCCATTGCCATAGCTACTTTTACATATCGCATCCCAACGGAGTGCTGCTTTACCCTTGCTTGTTTATATTGATTAAACATAAAATCATTCCGTTCCTTTTTAACTTTGCTTTCAAAGATAAGCGCCTGGGTTTCCCCTTCCCACTTTTGCCCTAATTCCTTCCATGTGAGGGTTTCCGTGTATGCCTTCAGGTCATCATAATCTGATATGGTGGAGGCGAATGTCCCGGCGTGTTCTTGGTCGTGGTATATATCTTTACTCTCTTTGAGTGATTTCGTCCATAGTCCAGGAATGTGAACATCATCATGTGAATCCATCAAATTAGTTGTATTGATAACCGGCTTTACTTTGATCTCGTTGGTGTCTTCCGTAATTGGTTTATTTGCCTTCTCCGCTTCGCCGTCTTTATCCGCCACGCATCCGAAATTGAAAGCATCGGCATACTTGATTTGTGCCTTTTTGTCGGCTATGATCCTGCCCTGGTTATTTTGCAGGAAGGCGAACAGTTCCGATTTACTTAGGTTTTTCGGTATTTCCATCTTCTTGTTTTTTAATCAATTCTTGATCTGCTATGGCTTTTTTGCGTGCCAGCATCTTCTGCCTTATGTCTTCAATCCATTCCTTCATGGCTGGGTGATCGCCTTCGCTTATGTTATTTGTCAGATTCATTTTACCCCAATTACTAATCCCATTCTACGTAACTCATGCTGATAGTCAGGTTGCAGGATAGCGCCGTCCCTTAATGCTATACTCAGGGCATCGGTCATCATCTTGACAGATTGCGCCCGTTCTTTTAAATTCTCCTGAAATATATTTAAATGTGTATAACTACCCACTATTTCCCATGCCTCATTTTCTGTTTCAAATTGTGAGTTCATGGCTCCGATCCATTCTTCAGCTTCAGGGATGATGGTATTCTCGTATAACCGTCTTTCAGCCCATTTCTGATTCTCAAAAGTAGTGCCTTTGTCCGAGCCGAATAACTCCGATGGGGTACCGGCAGCATCGCATAATTTATAAAAGTCATTCCTGATCTCCTCAAACAGTCCCAAGCTTGCAGGGTTGTCAACAGATATTTTCTTCCAGTCCAATGCCAGCGATGTGATAATAGCCGGGAACTTGCCTTTATTATAACGCATATCCGCCAGCCGTTTCTTCAGGTCTTCCTTTTCCCCCTCATCCATCAACTGCGTGCCGGCTACGTCCGTTCCTGCATTAGTTAATATACCCTGAACGCCTATATTGTCGATAATAAACCCCCGCGCCTCATAAGCTGACCGGATATTATTACAGCAAGCACGTTGATAAGCCAGCCATGATTGACCATCCACCCAATTATCTTTATTAACATCCACCCTGTTATCGTTCAAGTGTACGATATTATCCTTATCGATAGGATATTTTTGATTCCCCCACAGGAACTCATATTGTATCGTTGGATCGATTTGTAAATAAAACGGAAGCGGGGACGGGGTTGTTGTTGTCATTAAATTGGCCGGGAGCGAGTACATGGCAGTTGCCCGGCGTGAGGGCATCCCAAAAGGATAGTTCAGGTAGATATATTCATTTCCCCATATCTCCCGGTAGGTCTTAGTCTGCATCATAAATTCCTTTTGGCTTTGAAACCAGTTCGGATTACGAAGCACCCTTATTTTGAATTCATAATTCTTTGCGTCTTCAGCTTCCTCACCTGTCTTTTTGCTAACTATCCTTAATACCATCTTGGAGAAAGCCTTAGCCTTCATGCCAACTATGGCAGATACTTCAGGTATTTCCTGATAATCATTTAGTAGTTTCTGATCGGAAAAGGTGCGGGAGTTACCCCCTAACGGTAACCAATAGTGGCCGCCATACTTTTCAGGCGGATGCAACGGATCAAATCGATAAGCTGCAATAGCTGATTTTAACCTCTTTACGAAATTTGCCAATCCATTCAGGATTTATGGCAACAAATATACAACTATTAATTAGTCAATGTCAAGTGTTTTGGTATATTTATTTTTATTTAGTCTAAATAACTATATCCTGAAATGTGATTGCGTGGCATACCTAGCGGCATCCCAGCAGTGGTTAAATTTGTCTTCAGGCTCATTCAGCGCAATACCGCTGATATATCTATACTTGTAATTCTCCTGCTCTTTGCGTAAATCCTTATCCCTTACCAGGTGCAATTTAAACCGCTTCAATATATCAATCCCATCCTTTACCGATCCTGAATATTTCTTTGCGATTAAAGCGTTAATCTTCCTAACCCTCAATGAAGCGATCATGCCAGGGTCTGCACTATCGCAATAAACAAAGGCTGTTTCAGGCATTACCTGTTTAATGGTATCTGCCAGGTCGTTAGCGTTATCGATGGGAACGTATATAAGTTTCTGGATAAATAAGTTCATCCCGTTACGTCCAACACGTACTAACGCCGTCGGGTCCTGGGTATAACCAAAGTCAAGCCCGTAACTTATCAACTCAATGTCCTGTGGGAAGTCATCTATCCAGGTGACGTTAGGGAAGATCAGCCCCTCCATTGCAGCTCGTTCACCAAGTCCGTACACTTTCCACATATACCCATCCGCCGTGCCTGCTTTCTGGTTTGCCGTGTTCGGCTCATAACTCAATATCTTTGTTCGCTCCTGCGGTGAAATCTTCGGGTTGTC